GATACGCAAAGGGAAGCCCGATCTCCTGCATCATTTCATTGATTTCTTCATAGGACATAGTTGTTACCTCATGACAGCGCCTTTTCGATGAGGGATTCCAGCGTTTCCTCACCATGCTGTTCTGCCGGTGCGATGTGCGGGATAGCCGCAACTCTGCCGCCACCCCGTTTTGCATGACCGTGTTCCAGCAGATGTGCGATCTGGTAGCGGTTCTTGGAATGCACCGTCATTTCGAGTGTATGACTGTTTTCCTTCACCTTTTTTGACACCCAACTTTTTGCATACCGTCCAGACTTCATCGGAGCATTGGCAGAGATTTCATTTTTGACCGCAGTCGCTGTCTTTCGCACAGCCTTTTTCATGGCTGTATCGGCAAGCTCTGCGTATTCCGTCAGCCCTTTCATGACCTCCGATGCCAGATCGTCAATAGACGTCATCCTTCGCACCTGCCTTTCTGGATTCGCAGATCAGCTTCATATAGTCCTGCGTCTGGTAATTCGGCACAATGCCTTTGATGTCGTAGTCCAGACCGTCAAAGCGGATGCGATAAAGCGTTGAGGACATTCTTTTTGTCTGCGGAGTTTGCCGGATGATGACCTCAATCTTCTGAATCGCTCTGGTCACGCCGGTATCCGTCTCCTCAGAAGCACCGTTATTGGATACAGTCACAGATGCCCAGAGTGAGAACACCTCCTCCCACTGAGCCTTGTGATTGCCGATCGCATCTTTTTTGACATGATTTTCAAGGACGGCGATGCGCTGATTCAGTTTTCCGATCTCCATCAGACGATGCCCTCCCTCTGTGCGAATAACAGTGCCCTGAGTGTCAGCGTCAGCGCATGATAATCAGCAGTATTGCGGTTTTCATAGAGGTACGAAACAGTATACAGCATAGCCTGCCGGGAGGTCTCCTCATTTTCCGCGAGCTGCTTTTCATTCATGCGCCCCACATCCATCACGAGCCGCTGTGCCGTATCGATCAGAGTGAGGATGAGCTTGTCATCCTCGCAATGATCTACACGGAGATAGTTTTTTGTTTCAGGCAGTGAGATCAGAGTCACTTATCTGCCCTCCGTTCATCAGCCGTTGCCGCCTGCACCGCCGCCGGTGTTACCGCCAGTCGTAGTAGCCTTTGTTCCAGCCATCTTGAGAACCTTGACGGATTCCGGCAGGATCAGACGACCGTCCACACGCTGCGTGGTGAGGAAGCCGACCTGATCGGTGCGGGCATACAGCTCGTTCAGACGGCGGAAGGTGCGGTTCTGACGGTCTGCCACCCAGTAATTCTTCATGTCACCGAAGAGCAGCACACGCTCGCCCTTTGCGATGGTGGGCATAAAGGAGGAAGTGCGGATGGGACGACCGAGCAGTGTATCCGGCTTTGCGATGTCGAGAGAAGGCTTCCAGAGGTAGTTATCGTTCTTGTCCTTCAGCTTCATGAGCTGGAGAAGAATGGTCTCGTTGCAGACGAACTGTGCGTTGCGGCGATACGGGCTCTTGAGGCTGTAGTAGAGGTCGAAGATCTCATCGAAGGTGATCGCAGTCTGAGATGCCGCAGTAACACCAAGCTCTGCACCGCCGGTCTCATCGAGGATACCGAGGGGCTTCTTGTCGCCGTCACCGGTGAAGAACGCACGCTCCTCGGCATTGCCCATTGCTACACCGAAACGTGCAGCGATATACGATGCGAGGTCGAAGGCGGAATCGTGCAGAAGCTCGTTGCTGATTTTGATCATCGTACCCAGCTTGTACGCGGAAAGGGTGGTCTGACCGAAACGAGTATCGGTCTCCGGGATCTCCTCACCCTCATCGATCCACTGTGCCTCCATCGTATCGTTGGCGATCGGAATCTTGCGGGTACCGGAATTGGTCTTGATGACCGTTGCCATCTGGCGGAAGATGTTATTCTCTTCGAGAGCCTGAATCAGTCTGCGCTCGAACTCGTCCGGCACAGTGTAGCCGCCCTCGGTGTCCTCGCCGATATTCAGGGCATTGCGCACGGCAAACTGGTCGCCCTTGTTGCGGATCATATCCCAGAAAGCGGACTTGTACTCCTCGGAGGCAGTACCTTCCGCCTTCGGCTGTGTCTGTCCGCCGGGTGCGTTGGTGACGGGCTTAGAGGTCGGTGCGGACAGCGCCGCGTCCACGGCTGCCTGCTGTTCCAGACGCTCGATCTCTGCGCCGAGAGCCTGCACCTCACCGGCCATTTTGTTGTACTGCTCAACTGCGGATGCCTCCACGAGACCGTTCTCACCACGGTGCTTTTCGAGGAATGCCTTTGTCTGCTCCCACAGGGTATTACGCTTACTGCGAAGTTCCATGATCTTGCTCATATCTTTTCTCCATTTCTCCGGATAAAATCCGGTGTCGCATAAAAATACAGCCAGCCTTATCTCAAAAATGCAAGCTGCTGTTTCAGAATTTCATACGGCATTGCGCCGTCTGCGGTTTTACCGTCCATGCCGATCACAGGGATGGTCACAGTCGGTGCTGTATCCGTCAGCCCTTCCTCGGAAGGTTTCTTGGCATCATCTGCCTTGCCGTCATCGGGCGGCTCTGTGCCTTCCGTTGCTGCGGAAGCGGTGATCTTTCCCAGAATGGTCTGTCCCATGACACGGGTACTGTACTCCCAAAGGGCATCGTCGGTGTCCAACTTGAACGGCTTCTTTTCGGTCTCTTTCTTTTCATCACCCTCATCGTCACCGCCTTCCTGATCAGGCTTCTCAGGCTCGTCCGGATCGTCAGGCTCATCCTTCTTGTCCGGTTTGGACTTTTCATCGAACAGAATCTCATCTGCAAAGCCCAGCTCAACTGCCTTTTTCGCATTGATCCATGTCTCGTCCGACATGAGCTTGCTGATGCGGTTTCTGCTGAGTCCGGTTTTTGCGGCATATGCGTTGATGATGCTCTCTTTGACCTCATTCAGTGTTGCGATGGCTTTTTCCATGTCCTTGGCGTTTCCCATCGCAATTGTGGACGGATCATGCACGAACAGGAGTGCGGTCGGAGACATCTGCACAGTATTTCCTGCCATAGCAATCACGCTCGCCGCCGATGCTGCAATGCTTGCGATTTTTACCGTTACCCTGTGCGGATAATCACGTATCATCGTGTAAATTTCTGCTGCTGCGAACACATTGCCGCCTGGACTATTCAGCCAAAGTGTAATGTCACCCTCCTCGGCATACAGTTCATCGCGGAAAGATTGCGGCGTGATCTCATCTCCCCAGAAGCTCTCCGAGTCGATAGGACCTTCAAGCCGGAGGACTCTGCCGCCGCTGTCATCGTGGATCCAATTCCAGAACTTTTCCATTTACATACCCCCATTTCTGTACTTCTTCCTGCGTTTTTGCCGCAGGAAACGGTCATCGGTTTCTTCGTCCGGTGTATCATCGGTATCCGGCTGTTCGTCAGGCTCATTGTCCTGCTGTGCATTCAGGTTATACGCTGCACCGGCGTCTTGCAGTTTATTGTAGCTGCCGTTGAGGTAATAATCCTCACCGCCCTGATCTTCGGGAATGAGATCCATATTTTCAAGACGGCGCACATCGTTGGGCGACATAAAGCCGTTACCCACACCGATGGCATAGGCGTTCATGCGGCTCTGATAATCTCCTCGCATGAGACCGTCCACATTGAACTTCGGGAAATATACATTCTGTTCTTCCTCCAGAAGAAGGTCTTTCATGATGCCCTTTTCGATACGGATGATCCACGGCATGAGAGAATACTGCACAAATGCAATACCCTGATGCTCAATGTTGTTGAACGTAGACCTCTTCAAATCCTGCACCAGATGCGGTGGAACCTGAAACATTCTGCAAATTTCCTCCACGTCAAATTCTCTTGTGGAAAGGAACTGCGAATCCTCCGGCGGCAGGGAGATCGGCTTATACTGCATACCTTCTTCGAGGACTGCGATGCGGTGTGCGTTCCGTGCGCCGCCGTATGCCTTTGTCCAGTTGTCGCGGATCTTCTGCGGATCCTTCAGCACGCCCGGATGTTCGAGAACTCCGGCAGGCTGCGCTCCGTTTTTGAAGAAGGCGCTGCCGTATCGCTCTACTGCCATGACCGCACCGAGTGCATTTTTCATCATCGCTATCGGTGAGAAACCGACCAGTCCATTGAATCCCAGACCGGGGATGTGTAAGATTTCATCCCTGCGGAAGATAATATCCTTGTCATGCTCACCGGGCTTTTCGTCGGTGTAGGCGTGGTAAGTGTAGATCAGGTCGCCGGATTTCGGATCACGGTCGATCTCGACATTTTCGGGAAGCAGGGGATAGAGACCGAGGATGCCGTTTTTGCCGTCCCGGACAATCTGTGCATAGGCGTTGCCCCATAGTAAAAGGTGGCACATGAGTGCTTCCCAGAACGAGAATGAACTCATTTCGGGATTCGGCTGCCGATAGAGTATTTTGTACAGCGGATGGTCAATGGCTAATTCCTTATCCTCGCCCTGTCCGGTGTATCTGTAAAGGTGCAGCGGCAGTCCAGCAATCGTATTGGAGAGCAGCCTCACGCAGGCGTATACGGTAACGATCTGCATTGCCGTTCGCTCGTCAACACGCTCTCCGCTGTGCGTCATACCGAAAACGAACAGGTTTCCTGAATCCCGGACATTGTCCTGAATATCCGGCAGCATCGGCGCATCTCTCGGCTTGCTGATGCCGAGCCAGCTTAAAAAGCTCATAAACATTACCTCCTGTCAGATGACCACAAGATCGTGGTCGGGTTCATCATATACACTGCCTTGCATCTCGTGGCGAATACAGCGGTCAAGTGCCATGATCCATGCTACGATGCCGTCAATTTTCTCTGTGGACTTTTTCTTGGACGGCTTGATATTTTCCGCCGCGTCAATTTCAGCGACCACATTTCCTGCCATCCAGCGGAGAACCGGGTTACCGCCGTGAATAAACATTCCGCCAAGCAGAAGCTTATACAGTTCTTTCATCGGCGGTGACATATCCTTGAAGCCCATGCCCATAGGAACAACTGTAAATCCGTCACCCTGCAAATCAGTAATAAGTTGTGTGGCATTCCATCGGTCAGCAGCGATCTCCTTGATGTTGTAAATTTCATGCAGCCCGTTGATCGTTTTCCGCACGAAATTGTAGTCCACCACATTGCCCTCGGTGATATGGAACAGCCCCATGCGCTCCCATACATCGTAAGGAACATGGTCTCGCCGCACTCGAAGGTCAAGTGTTTCTCTCGGCAGCCAGAAGTGCGGGACAACGATGTATTTCTCGCCGTCATGCAGCGGAGGGAACACCAGCACAAATGCCGTGATATCCGATGTGCTGGACAGGTCAAGTCCCGCATAGCACTCCCGTCCTCGGAGCTTTTCAAGGTCGATTGGAAGATTACCCCTGTCGTAGATATGCTCCGGA